GCCGCTCGCCATCCCCCAGACCGTGCCCGCCGCCGATCCGCTGGCGAAGTCGGTCACCGACATCATGGCCGACCTGTTCAAGGGCGTCGCCATCCGCCGGTCGGGCTCTATGCCGGCATCGCCAAGGCCGTCGCGGATGCCAAGTCCATCGGCGCTACGGAGGTCAAGAAGGCTACCGACGCCTTCGCCGCCGGCACCGCCGCCCTGGCGAAGTCCGATGAAGACGACGCCAAGACTTCGGTCAGGTGCTGCCCGCCGAACTCGCCATGCAGGACTGGTGGCGTTTCAACGACGCCCTCTACACCGCCCTGCGCTCCATCTCGAATCGTCCGAGCCCGACGACACGAAGCTCCAGATGGTCGTGACCAGCTGGAGGAGTTCAAGAACGCCATCGCCGGCGCATGGCCGCGCCATCGCCGCCGCGAACGCCGCCACCAACGCCCTGCTGAAGACCGGCCCGACCGGCGGCGGCGCGGCGCCCGCCCCGAACCCACCCCCTCGACCTCAACAAGGGAGACCCGCCGTGAGCGGCACAACACCCCGAACCTGTCCGACACGCTCGCCAAGGCCGCGACCGTCGAGGACGTCATCAAGGCGCTGCCGGAATGCGCGCGAAGATCATCACCGACGCCATTGCCAAGAGCGCGGCCCCGACGGAGGACCCATCGCCAAGGCCATCGCTGGCGATCCCATCCTGAAGGCGCGCTTCGAGGCGCTGGAGAAGGCTGCGGCGGACGCCACCGCCATCGCCAAGGCCGAGAAGGAGGCTCGCGAGCACACCGCCCGCGTCGCCAAGGCCGGCACCGACTTCGGCAACCTGCCCGTCTCCGCCGTGGAAATGGCCGGCGTCCTGAAGGCCATGGATGGCATGGACGAGCCGGTGCGCAAGACGCTGGAGGCTGTGCTGAAGCCGGCAACGAGGCGTGGGCAAGAACGTGCTGTCCGGCGAGATCGGCAAGTCCGGCGGCGGCGGTGCCGCGGCGGGGACTGCGCTGGCGAAGGCCCAGGCCAAGGCCGCGGAGCTGCAGAAGGCCGACCCGTCCCTCACCGATGCCGCGGCGCTGGAGAAGGCGTTCGACGCCGATGCGGCGCTCCAGGCCGAATACCTGAAGGAGATGAAGTACATGGCCGCGACCCAGATCCTGGACCTGGAGGCGTTCCCCGCCGGGGCCGACCTCTCCACCAAGCAGTTCCATGCCGTGAAGCTCAACGGCGACGGCGCGCTCGTGACGGCCGGCGACGGCGACGACATCCTGGGCATCCTGGAGGACAAGCCGAAGTCGGGCGAACAGGGCACCGTCTCCCTCGCCGGCCGCCCCAAGGCTAAGCTCGGTGGCACCGTCTCCCCTGGCGCGCTGCTGGCCGTGAATGCGAACGGGCAGCTCATCACGGCGGCGGCCGGCAAGCGCATCGTCGCCCGCGCCATGGAGAGCGGCGCGGCCGGCGAGATCATCCAGGTCCAGCTCATCAACGCGGGCGCCATCGTCCCGACGCCGTAATCGCCACTCCACCAGCATCACCAGCCACCGCGGCCCGCCCTCAACGGCGGGCTTCTTTTTTGCCACCGCCGTAAGGAGGGCGGGCCACTATGCCGAATCCCACTCCGCGTGATCTTCACGTCGATGCCGTGCTGACCAACATGTCCGTGGGCTACGTCCAGTCCCAGGACAAGTTCTTCGCCGACAAGCTGTTCCCCACCGTTCAGGTGATGAAGCAGACCGATCTCTACACGGTCTGGCCGAAGGGCGCGTTCTTCCGCGATCAGGTCAAGGCCCGCCCGCTCGGCGGCGCCGTGCCCATCGTCGGCTTCGACACCGGAACGGCGAGCTATGTGTGCACCGAGTACGGCCTCGGCACCATGATCGACGACCGCACCCGCGCCAACGCCGACAAGCCTTTCAACCCCGACAAGGCCAGCATGCGCCTGCTGGTCGGTCAGCACCTCATCAAGCGCGACCGCATCGCCGCCACCACCTACTTGAAGACCGGTGTCTGGGGTACCGATATCGTCGGCGTCAACTCCGGGCCCAACGCCGGCCAGTTCCTGCGGTTCGACCAGTCCGGCTCCGACCCGATCGGCGTCATCTCGAAGTACAAGGATCGGGTGGCCGAGCAGACCGGCTACGAACCGAACACCCTGACGCTGGGCCGGGCGACCAAGCGCGTGCTGAAGCAGCACCCCGACATCATCGGCAAGATCCAGTACACCCAGAAGGGCATCATCACCGATGAACTCCTGGCCGAGCTGTTCGAGGTGGAGCGCATCCTGACGCCCTCGGCGATCTACAATACCGCGAAGGAGGGGGCCACCGACAACCTGACCTTTATCGTGGACAGCAAGTGCATGCTGCTGTCCTACGCCGCGAAGGAGCCGGCCATGGAGGAGCCCTCCGGCGGCTACACCTTCGCCTGGACCGGCCTGCTGCCGGGCGCCACGGCGGATTGGGGCGGGGTGATCGAGCGCGGCCGCGAGGAGCGCCATCACTCCGATTACATCGAGGCACGCGCCGCCTACGACATCAAGTTGGTCTGCCCGGATGTCGGCGTCTTCTTCTCCGACGTGGTGAGCGGCTAATCCGGCATGCCCTACGTCGCTTCAAAGCGGCTGCGTTGGGGGGAAGGGTTCATCGAAATCGGTGAACCCGTTCCCGACAACGAGCCGGGCCGCCGTTACGACCTCATGGTTCGGAACGGCGAAATCGTCGGCGCCCCGTCGAAAGCCAATCTGCCCATCGGCGGGGCCGCCATTCAGGAAATCAGCAACATCGAGGAAGGCGGTCTTCCGCCGATCGACCTGGAGCAGGCACGAAGCGGGACCTGCTGACGTGGCTCACCAAGGTCACCGGCAAGGAGCCGGGGCCGGCTACGAAGGAGGAGACGCTTCGCACTCGCGTGTCGGAGATCCTCACCGCCCAGGCGGGGCCATCCTCTGACGGTGGGCCATCTGAGGAGCAGGATGCTGGAGGCGACAGCGAAAGCCCGCCTCAGCGTCTCTCCGAGATGGCCAGCAGCACCGCGTCCACCGCGGAGCCGAACATCGAACGCAACGGCAACTGATCCGTCTGCAAACGCGGCCCCCTCACCGGGCCGCGCCTTCTCCTACTCGGGGACCGCCGCCATGACCACCCGCCTTCTCCGCCGGGTCGCGCAGATCGCGGCCAAGGCCCTTCCCGCCGCTGGCGCCGCCTACGACCTGACCCTCCACCGGCAACTTGACGGCGGCAGCGCCAGGATCGACGGCTCGTTTGCCGCTGGCGCGACCAGCATCAACCTGAAGGACGTTCCGGCTTCCATCCCCGGCCTGGCGCCCGGCGCCACGTTCCGGATCGGCGCCTCTGCGGCTACCTATACGGTGACAAACACCACCACGACGGCTGGCGGTAAGCTGGCCGGTGTGGAGTTCGCTCCTCCCCTCCCCTCAGCCCCGGTCAATGGTGGCTCCGTCGAGTTCGCCGCCCGCGTAGTCGAGCACTCCTGCAAGGGGCTGGTGACCGGCTACTCGGACCACGTCATTGCCGGGGGCATCGTCCGCGCCACTGACAAGCGCGCCATCATCCTGGGCGCCACCCTGCCGAACGGTATCAGGCCCCGGCCCGGCGACCGGATCACGACCCCGGAAGGCATCATCAGCATCGTGCCCGCGGGGACCGCTGGCGCTCCGCCTGTGCAGTCCGATCCTGCCGGCGCGGCTTTCGAGTGCCGTTGCGCCTGAGGGCTGACCTCCGCCTCGACCTTCCAGAGTAGACCCCAGACTCGACCATCGCGGATCACCACCATGACCGACTTCTCGTCCCGTTCTTCACGGAGGCGGCGTCCTACGACGTCCGCCGTTCCGGCTCCGGTTCCGTGAGCCGCCCGTCCTGCCTCGGCCAGCACCCCACCGTGGTGGATCTCTACCGGCGCGCCTACGGGCGTGCGTTGAGGCCGCGCCTGCGGGGCGTCGCCCCGACCGACGCCACACCGATCCTGGGCTGATCGCGCGCCGGAAAGCGGCGCAGATGAAACCGAAAATATCGGTGTTGCGAATTCTCCAACACAAAAATCGAATTCCCATTTCTCAGTCAGACGAAACCGTATTGTTTGCCAGAACTCATCGGATTTACGGTGGACTTACAGCAACCACCAAACATCCATGAGGCTCAGCAAGTGAACACTGCCGCCGCGTCCGACAACGCCGGCCTTCAGGCGCTTACCGCCCAAGTCGTCGCCGCTTATGTCGGCAATCACAACGTCACCCCGGACAAGATCCCCGATTTGGTGTCCATCACCTTCGGCGCCCTCGCCACCGTTGGCCACGAAGCCCCCAAACCGGAACCGGTGGAACTGCGTCCCGCCGTGCCGGTGAAGAAGTCGGTGACGCCGGACTACATCGTCTGCCTGGAAGACGGCAAGAAGCTGAAGATGCTGAAGCGCTATCTGCGCACGGCCTTCGGCATGACTCCGGAGGAATACCGGGCCAAGTGGGGCCTGCCCGCGGACTACCCGATGACGGCTCCGAACTATGCTGCCAAGCGGTCCGAATTCGCGAAGCAGATCGGCCTCGGCAAGAAGCACTGAACGGAGCCAGAACCATGAGCACGCGCAGCAAGAAGGACATCGTCGACGCCATCGCCGAGAAGAACGGCGTCACCAAGAAAGCCGCCGGCGAGTCCCTGGACATGGTGCTGGGTGCCATCGGAGCTGAGCTGAAGGACGGTCATGACGTCCAGCTTCACGGCTTCGGCAATTTCACCGTGAAGCACACCGAGCAACGTCCAGGGCGAAACCCCCGTACCGGTGAGACCATCACGGTCCGCGCGAAGACCAAGGTGTCCTTCAAGCAGGCGAAGGCGCTTCTGGAGGACTGATCCTCGCCACCCATCATCGACCAGGACAGGGCGCCCCGGCACATGGCTGCTGGTGGCGCCCTTCCCGTTTCAGGAGGCACCGATGTCCTTCAAAGCCGCGCCCGGCAGTCGAGGCGGATTTTTCGAGTTCTCACGGAACCTGCGCACCTTCGCCGACCAGCTCGACGCGACGGTGGACGACCTCACAAAGCGGCTGGCGCTGGCCATCTACAACGGCGTCATCGGAAGGACGCCGGTCGACACCGCTCACGCCCGCAGCCAATGGCAGATCCTCGTCCGCGGCGATCAGGTCGCGGTGCGCCCGATCGGTGACCACACCGCCGCCGATGTCGCGGCGCTCGCCGGCTACACCGTCATCGGCCACGGGACCATCCTGATCGCGAACGGCGCCGCCTACATCAAGCGGCTCGAATACGGTCATTCGGCGCAGGCCCCGGAAGGCTTCGTGCGGGTGACGATGGCCGACGTGCAGGCCCAGCTTGACCAGATCGTCGCCCAAGCGGCGCGCGAGAACGGCACCGGAGGGCGCTGAGCATGGCGACCCCTTATGGCAGCGCTGCCGAACTGGAAACGCTGTTCGGCATCCTGGAGGCCGGCTGGGCGCAACGCCATCCTGTCATTCCCATCGCGAAGCCGTGGGGCGAGAAACTGGACATCGACACGGTCTGCAAAGACCCGGTGACCGGCGCCGCGAAGCCCTACATCCGCCTTTCCAGGAAAGCGGCCGGCGGCCAGCCGCTGGAGATGGGGGTGGTGAACGTCGGCAGCACCGGCCTTGCTCTGGTCGACGTCTTTGTGCCGGAAGCCGACGGCGCGCCGCAGGCAGCCCTCTACGGCGACGAGGTGCTGGCCGACTTCGCAACCTTCTTCCGGGAGCCCGGCCTACTCGCCCTCCGCAGCATGGTCTACACGGACGTCGGGCCGGACGGTCGCGGTTGGTACCAGGGTTCAGTGACCGTCACCTTCCTGCGCCAGACCATCTACTGAGGCCAACCAACCAGCACCAGCAATTCGCAGAACCCGAACCAGGGCCGCTCATCCGGGCGGCCCTTCGCTTTTTCACATCCACAATGAGGTGAACCGATGGGAACCAGTGGTTACCAGGGTGCCGTCGAGACCAGCAATGTCGAGCTGTCCTACGGCCTCGAAACCGTCTGGGGCCAAGCCCCGACGACGACCTTCCAGGCCGTCCGCTTTACCGGAGAAGGCTTCAAGGGCAAGAAGGACCGCCGCCGGCCCGAGGAAATCAACGATTTCGCGCAGGTCTCCACCGCGGTGACGACGCAGGAATCGGCGGACGGCTCGCTGAACTTCGCGATGTCCTTCGGCACGCACGACGACCTCTGGTGCTCGCTGCTGAACGCGTCTTGGGGTACCCAGCTCAACATCACCGGGGCCGGTGGCGACATTTCCTTCGTCGCCAGCGGCAACAAGATCACCAGCACCACCGCCAACAAGTTCCAGAACGTCCAGCCCCGGCAGTGGATCAAGGTGAAGGGCTGCGGTCCGGTGGGGCCCGCCGGGAACGGCCCTCGTTCTACGTCCAGGTGTGGTCGAAACCCGACAACCAGACCCTCCTCGTCGTCGGCAAGACGCTGGTGGATGAGACGCCTGCTGCCGCCGCCGTCACCATCAAGGGCTCCATGATCCGCAACAGCAACGTCGTCCAGACGCTGTTCATGCAGAAGAAGCTCGGCAGCGCCGGCTACCTGACCTATCCGGGCACCTTCCTCACCGGCGGCAGCATCAACGCGCAGCAGGGCCAGTTCACCTCGGGCAGCTTCAACGCCCTGAGCAGGCAGGAAGTCAAGGCCATCGCCGACAGCTCGACGGGGGGCGTCATGCCGGCGCCCACCGGGCAGGTCATCGACAACGTGGCCGGCTTCCAGGGGCTGCTGCTGGACGGCGCTGTTGTCGCCGCGACGGTGCGGCAGCTCAACCTGAACTTCCAGAAGGAAGGTGCCGCCGCCTACTACGGCATGGGAGCGACCGGCGCCGAGGGAATGATCCGCGGCGACCTCTCCGCCACCGGCACCGCGGAAATCTTCTTCAAGACCTTCGACCTTTACGACCGGTACCGGAACGAGGCGACGGGGCCGCTCTCCTTCCGGCAGGTGGACGGCGCCGGCCAGGCTTATGTCCTGACCGTCCTGAACAACTTCCTGAACAACCCCGAGATCGTGGCCGGCGGCCGCAACCAGCCGGTCATCGCGAAGTTCGAGATCGAGGGCAATCCGGACCCGGTGACCGGCAAGACCTTCCAAATCGACCGGTTGGCGTGAGGGTGGTGACGATGCAGAACGCGCACATCAAGCGGGCCGAGGGCCACACCTGGACCATCACCATCAACGGCGTCAAGGACACCGGCTTCCGCCTCATTTGGACCGACCCGAATCGTTCTGACTTCCGGCGGACCGAGGGTGGTGACGTGGAAAGCGTCGTCGTCGCCGGGCTTCCGGACGGCTTCCAGAAGCTCGATGCCTTCGAGGCCGACGCCGAGCTGCTGTCCATCTCCCACCCGGAGATGTGGACCAAACTGGAGCCGGCGGTGATCCCCGAGCCGGCGCCCGACGAGGTCATCACCAGAGAGGCTCCGGCGGAGCAGCCGGAGCCGACCACGGAAGTCTCCGACGACACCGCCCCACCAGCACCGGGCGGCCCCGCCGCCAGAGCTGATCGGCCAACACGAACAGAACACCGAAACCCCGGCCCGACAGCCGGAAACCTGCCTGCCCCTGGCCGGCGGGGTGACGGCGCTCGTCCATCGCGGGCGTCACGGGGCGGTGTGTCGGCACCGCCCTACCCCATCATCCAACCGACATTGGAAAGCTGAGATCATGACCGTTCTGACCAACCGTGAATTCTACCGCACCGACCGCGACCTGGAATCCGTCTCCGGCGTCCGCATTGAGATTGGCAATTGGGGCTTCTGGTCCAAGCGCGCCGGCGGCTCCAACACCGCTTTCCAGGCCCGCATGACGGTCCTCCGCAAGCCGCATGAGCGCCTCCTGAACGCCAAGGTCGGCGCGAACGACGAGGCGCTGGCCCAGCAACAGCAGGACATCTTCCAGAAGCTGCTGATCCAGGCCGCCGCGGAAAAGCTGCTGCTCCCGAGGTGGGATGGTGTCGTCATGGCCGACATCTACGAGACCGTTCCCGAAGGCACCGACCCCAACGCCGCGGCTCCGTTCAGCGTCGAGAACGCCGTCGCCCTGTTCACGCTCCAGCCGGACAGCTTCAACGACTTCTACAAGGAAGCGGCCGAAATGGGCAACTTCCGCAAGAAGGTCGTGGAGGACCAGTCGGGAAACTCCGTGACCGCCTGAGGTGGACCCTCGATTGGGAGCCCAAACGGGACTTCCTTGAGGGGCTGGTCGCCTCCGGTCTCGACCCGAACGCCTTGGACGGAGAGCCGGAACCTGACCATTCCCTCGATTGGGTGTGGGCCGCCTTCTGGCGGCTCACCACCTGCCGGGGCGTCGGCATGGAACTGGGACATATCCCGTGGACGGCCGCCGCGCAGTACGGGCGGGAGCAGTGTGGGATCGATGATCCCGATGACCTGGACGACTTCTGGGACCTGATCCACGCGATGGACAGGGAGTACCTGAAGCCGAAGGAGCAAGATGGGACCTAACGGGACCAAGCTCGACATCTCAGCCACGAACCCGGATCGTCGGCATAGCGCGCACGTAGATCACCGGGCGCTTCGCGATCTGGCAAACGTATGTCAAGCTACCAGAGCTATCTCCGTCATCGTTGACTAGATCGAGGAGAATGGCCATATTCGGCTGGCAAGCGTTACAAGATGCGACGGGGCTTGCTGAGGTGAGAACGGCTGTCTCACGCACCAGGTTGGTCGCGGCCAATAGGGTGAAGTAGCCCGCAAGGGCGAAGAGATCCGGGGGTTGCATCCCGGCTCAAGTTCCGTCGCTAACATGTTAAAGGCTCCGCCGAATGGCGGGGCCTTTAACGTCTCTGAATGTGTTTCAAGTGTCCGCGTTTAAGTCGATTCTGCACCTTTTCCAATTTCATCGGATAGAATGTGCGGACCTCATATTTTCCGTCCTGGTTCTTCACCATCTCGATTGCAATCAGCAGCGCTTCGCCAAGTGCGCGGACGTTGCCGATCAACTCGAACTTACCTTCATTCTTGAAATCATCGCCAGCGTACAAAGGATTTCCGATTACAGATCCAATGTGCGGCAGGCACCGGGCATGATCCTTGGGATGGTTCTTCAGAACATGGGCATTCACGCCCGGCGTTAGGACCACGTCGCCAGCGTCAAGTTCAAAATTCAGAGTACGATTGACCGCATCCAC